CAAGAAATAAGCAACTATCATTTAAACAATATCCTGAACGGTTTAGCGCCTTCGATGTTGATTAATATGAATAATGGCACACCAAATGCAGAAGAACGCAAAGCCTTAGAAAATCTTATATATCAAAAGTTTAGCGGTTCAAGTAATGCAGGTAAATTTATACTAGCTTTTAACGACAATCCAGAAAGTGCAGCAACGATTGAGCCTATACAACTAAGCGAAGCACACCAACAGTATCAATTCCTTTCTGATGAAAGTTCTAAAAAAGTAATGGTATCTCATAGGGTTGTTAGTCCTATGCTTTTAGGTATTAAAGATTCAAGTGGTTTGGGTAATAATGCAGAAGAATTAAAAACTGCAAGTACATTAATGGATAACACCGTTATAAGACCGTTCCAGATGCTTTTAATAGATGCTTTTGATAGTATATTAGCATTTAATCAAATGAGCCTTAAATTATACTTTAAAACGCTTCAACCGTTAGAATTTACAGACTTAGAAAACGTTGAGGACGCTGAAACAAGAGAAGAAGAAACAGGGGTTAAATTAAGCGAAGATTTACCAGATGACTTAGGTAGTAATATTGCTGATGAATTAATCGACTTAGGACAAACAGAAGATGAACTATTAGCTGAATATGATTTAGTGGATGAAAGCGAGGTTGATTATGAATTAAACGATGAACTTGACGAAGTAATTACAGACTTAAACACAAAACCAAAACAATCTTTATTATCTAAGGTTTGGAATTTTGTAAGCACAGGAAATGCAAAGCCAAACGAAAAAAGCACACAAGACGGTAAATCAAAACAAGATAGCCAAAAAGGTGTTGAATTTCTAGTAAGATATAGCTATGCACCAGAAAAAGCGGGAGCAAATAGTCGAAAGTTTTGTTCTAAAATGGTAGGGGCTAAAAAGGTTTACCGTAAAGAGGACATCGTAGCGATGGGAAACAAGGCGGTAAATAGCGGTTTTGGTAAAGGCGGTTCTGATACCTATTCAATATGGTTGTATAAAGGAGGTGCAAGATGTAATCATAAATGGTTTAGAAAGACTTATCAAATTAAAGAAGGAAAAAAAAGCCAAATAACAAGCGGTCAAGCTAAAAGCAAAGGTTTTAAAATGCCTAAAAATGCTCAAAAGGTACCAGTAGCACCAAAGGATATGAAGTATAAAGGTTATACGGCTGAATATTGGAACAAAATGAAATTCAAAAACTAAATGGCAACAGCATTATTTATATCAAGAACGGACTTAGTTCGCAATTCTATTTTAGATGGGAATGTAGATACTGATAAATTTATACAATTCATAAAACTAGGTCAAGAAATTGATATACAAAACTTACTAGGTACGGATTTATATAACCGAATAAGCACCGATATTGAAAATAGCACTTTAACAGGCGATTATTTAGCCCTTGTAAACGACTATATTCAATCAACCCTTATATGGTTTGCTCAAGTTAATTATATTCCATTTGCAGCGTATCAAATCAAGAACGGTGGCGTATTTAAGCATTCAAGCGAAACGGCTGAAAACGTTAATAAAAACGAAGTTGATTATTTAGTCGGTAAAGCTAGGGAGTACGCAAACTATTACAGTACAAGGTTAGTGGATTATTTATGTTTCAACCAATCTAAATTCCCTGAATATACAAGCAATAGCGACAACGATATAAGTCCAGATACGGACACCGTTTTCAATGGTTGGGTTTTATGAGGTACAAAGTAAAAGAAATAAACGTTAAACGTTTAAAAAAATATATAGGATTAAAGGCAAATGAAGAAGATGCTAAAAGATTTTATAATGAAATGAAACTTAAATACAGAAAGTAATGATTTCAAATGTAATAGCGTCGGCAAGTTCAGAAGCCGTTAAAAGAGGACATACAAGTCAAAAACTTAGCGTTCACTGGAGGCACTATATTAGTGGAACTGGTTTTTATACTCTTTATGGTACAGGGGCGACCACCACATTCCCTTACGCTTATGGAGGTATTGCGGTCCCTTACAATGGTTATTTTAGTAAATTTATGATGGCGTCAATGCCTTATTCAACTAGACAAAATCCAAGTGGGTATTTAGCGCAATTACAAGTTTATGTAAATGGAGTTTTAAAATCCACTAAATTTGAGCCTTATTCTACAAATGTAAGAGAATCGGTAATATTTAATTTCGGTCAAGAAGTGCCTATTAATATAGGCGAAACAGTAACATTAAGATTTCAAGCAAATGGTCAATGGTGGTATTGTGCGAGCACCTCAATAATAACAGAAAGATAAAATTATGATAGATCCTAAATTTGTAATGATTCCAGCAGCCTATAAAAAGTTTGGATATCCACAATCTCAAAAAGTTTATTCAATACTTCCAACGGCTTCACCAAACGCTGATTTTTCAGCAGGGAGAACCTCATTAACACCGGCCTATGTAACACCAGAAGATACGGTTTTAGAGAGTACTTACGATGTTAGGTTGGATTGGCAGGATAGGAAAACTTGTCCTACTTTGTGGCTAGAGCGTTCCGCAACGAGCCGACTTTTATGGAATGAAAACTTAATTAGCGGTATAAATTTAGGGATATGGCAAACAAGTGGGATTTCTGCTCTACAAATAGCACAAGATCCAACAAATCAAAACAAAGGTTTTGTTCTTACAAATAATGGAACAGTTACAAGTGGGGATTTTGGTATAAAACAACAATTTTGGGGAAATTATGGTTATGTTAGGGGATATGCAACTGTTTCTGTTTATGTAAAAAGGATAGTATCTTACGATGATCTTTGCTATATAAGACTAAAAGACACTCTGAGCAATAGAGTAACTATGAAATTTGATTTTAATAACGAACAACTTTCACTTGAAGATTCTAGTAATCTCTGGACACCCGAAAAAACACGAGTTATAAAAGCAAGCAATGGTTGGTATAGATTAGAATTATCCGTTTTAACGACTGGATATAATGATTGCACTTTTGAAATACAACCAAAAGAGAGAAGTGGGGCTAGGCTTCAAATAGCACTTCCAATGGCTGAAATACTGCCCTATAATGGGTATTTAAATCCACAAGGTTTGTCACATAGTTTTATAAAAACAGAAGGTTCTTTAGTAACACAGGGAAATGAATTTTGTTATGACGCGGAAAGTGATATTTTTAGTAACAATTTATCTGGCTCTTTTTTTGTTGAACTCGAGGAAGTTGAGTTTACAGAAACCGTTGCAGAATCAATGATATCAATTTCAACCGATGATGATGATGATGCGGTTCAATTTATATTTGCACCAGAACCTACATTAAGTCAAACTTATTCATTAAGGGCTAGGGTTATAGCAAATGGAAATAACGTTGCAGATATATTAATAGGCGGTTTTGATAGGTTAAACACTATTAAAATTGCAGCTACTTGGGATGTAAACTATTTTAAATTATTTATAAATGGCGCTTTGGTGGGTACTAGAACAAATCTTGGTTTTGTTCCTGTTCAACAGGATAGAATAAGTTTTGCAAATGGGCAGCAGTATAGTAATTTTTTCGGGAAAGTAAATAATATTCAATATTTTGATGAGGTTATTTCTGAATCACAAGCGATACAAAAAACAACAATATAATGAAAGTAGGAAAATACGAATTTAAAAGTAAAGAACAGGCTCTATCAAAAATTGAAGGATTACCTCATAAAGCTGATGTTGATGGAATTAAACACCCAACTTATAAACACATTATTACTCACTTGGGGAGTGTCATTAAAGAAGATGCTGAATTTGAAAACGGTGTAATGATAAAAGACCCTGTTTATGGTGTTTATCGTTTAGATGTTCTTTGGATTGATATTGAAGAAAATCCGTACGGTTGGAAAACCTATGAGATTGATTTAGACAATGAAGGATTACATACTTTTGGTCTTTCGTATTTAGAAAATAAAATATAATGACAGTACAAGATTTGAGAATAGGAATTTTAAACGCCATCACTTTTGGTGTTAGCTTTACGCATATAGAAAACAGTTTAAAAATTATACTTTTATTGCTATCCATAGGATATACGGCTCAAAAGATATATGAAACGCACAAAAAAAAGAATGACTAAAAACTTTAAACAAAGCGAGTTTGATTGCAAATGCGGATGCGAAATGCCCGAAGATGTTTTAGCTAACGTTACTAAATTAGCAAACCAATTACAATATGTTAGGGATAACGTTGCTATGCCTATAACGATTAATAGTGGTTATCGATGTCAAGTGCATAATAAATCGGTTGGCGGCTCTGAAAACTCTCAACACTTACTAGGTAAAGCTGCTGACATCGTTATTAATGGACTTGATCCTGTTTTAGATACTTACGATTATTTAGACGACCTTATGCGAACTGGTGAAATATTACAAGGCGGTTTAGGAATGTACAAATCTTTTACGCATTACGATATTAGAAGCAACATTAAAGCACGTTGGAATAATGCCTAAATACAAAGAACAAAACGGAACTACAAGGGTAGGCGACGCCTTGCGTTGGTTATTAAAGCAAGGTAAAGAAGTTGCACCAGAACTTTTAAAAATAGCGTCAAACGTCACAGGAATTGAGGCTTTAGAATTATTGGCAAATAAAATAAGTACAGATACCGCTTTAAGTGAAGCGGATAAACAACTTTTATTAGAAGAATTAAACTTCGATAAAATAGAAATGCAAGAAACCACAAAAAGATGGATTTCAGATAATAACACAGACAGTTATTTAACGCGCAATATAAGACCTTTAACGCTCGCTTTCTTAACCGTTACACTATTTGTTTACATCATTCTTGACAGTTCATTAGACGGCTTTAAAATAGCGCCTGAATGGATTGATTTACTTAGTTCTTTATTACTTTTGGTTTATGGTGGTTATTTTGGAATGCGCTCTGCTGAAAAGATTACAAAGCATTTTAAAAAATAAATTACTTTTTTCTT